GAACATCTACCAGCATTCCTTAAATCAAAAAATTTAAAAATTCATCAATCAAATCTTTGTTCTGAGATTATACTTCCAACCAGTGTCGAAAGAACTGCTGTGTGTTGTTTATCTTCAGTTAATTTAGAATACTTTGATGAGTGGAAGAAAGATGACCAATTTTTAGCAGATATAGCAGAGATGTTAGATAATGTTCTTACATATTTTATAACTCACGCTCCGAATGCTATATCAAGAGCAAAATACTCAGCTGAAAGAGAAAGAAGTATCGGAGTTGGTGCACTCGGTTTTCATGCTTACCTACAAAGCAAAAATATTCCATGGGAGTCTGCAATGGCAGTATCTGCCAATACTCGAATGTTCATGCATATTAGAAATCAATTAGATAAAGCGAACATTAAACTTGGAAAAGAAAGAGGTGAAGCACCAGATGCAGTTGGAACAGGACAGAGATTTTCTCATGTAATGGCAATCGCACCTAATGCTTCATCTTCTATCTTAATGGGAAATACTTCACCATCAATTGAACCATTTAGAGCAAACGTTTATAGACAAGATACTCTTTCTGGTGCGTCTATAAATAAAAATAAACACTTAGATAAAATAATTAAAAAAGCTTGTGAAAAAAATAATAAGCTTGATTATAATGAAATTTGGTCGAGTATTATAATGAATGATGGTTCGGTTCAACACTTAGATATATTAAAAGAAAACGATAAAGATACTTTTAAAACAGCTATGGAAATAGATCAACGTTGGGTTGTAGAACATGCAGCAATACGTCAAGAGTTTATTGACCAAGCACAATCAGTTAATTTATTCTTTAGACCAGATACGGATATTAAATATTTACATGCTTGTCACTTTATGGCATGGAAAAAAGGTTTAAAGACTTTATACTATTGTCGTAGTGAGAAAATTGGTAAAGCTGATAAAGTTGCTAAGAAAATTGAACGAAGAATCATAGAAGAAATTAAAATAAAAGACTTAACAAATGAGGATACATGTTTAGCTTGCGAGGGTTAAGAATATGGAGTGTTTTACTCCTTTTAACAGTATTGACATCTTGCATTCCTGCAGCAATACTTTCAGTTAAGAAATTATTACCATCAGCATATGATGATAATGAAATGTTAATGATTTCAAATCTAAGATACGATGTACGACAAGTGCAATGTACTGGTGACAAATCACACGAAACCATAGTAAAAATATGGGAAGGAAAAGAAAAACTGTATTACTATTCATCAGCAAAAGAAAATGAAGATGTTTTAAAAATGGTAAGACCATTTTCTGAAAGTATGAGAGGTCTTTATGACTCTTCTAAATCAGGTAAAATGAAAGAACTTTACTGTATTGAAAAAGTAATTAATTTAACAAAACAAGTGGATATTATAGCAAATGCACTTGCAGCGAGGAACAAATAATGACTATAAATGAAGCAATACAAGAAATGCAAGCATTAACACAATCTGATAATGCATGGTTAAGAGAAAAAGCAACTAAAGTAATAAGATATAATCATCAACATGACACAGGACAACTATCAACAGCTGAATATACAGATCTATTAAATGATTTGGCTCGTATTGAAGAAATACAAGAAGAAGCTGATACAATGAAATACAAAGCAGCAATTGAAAAGATAATTACGACTACATTTTCATTACTTAGTTAATATTATGTTCACATTTAAAAATATAGATAATTGGTTCACTGACGAAGAACGTTTAAATATAAGAAATAAAGTTGAAGATTTAAAATCTGATTGGAAACATATAAAAGATTTTCCTTTAGCAAAATCTGCTAAACTTTTAGCAGCACAAGATCCTGAACTTTATAAGTCAGCTGAAAATCAATATTTTTTAGGTGATGCTACATATGTATTAGAAAATCTAGATCAAAGAAATAAATTTTTATCAGAAAACTTAAATGTTTCATTCTTTGATTTATATGGAAAAATAATTAGTACAATTAAAGATATAACAGGATTGCCTACTTCTTACTTGTCTGAATATCCACGTCCTGGATTTCATATATTTCGAGGTAAGCAAACACCACATCCTTTTGAATATCATATAGATACTACAATATGCAGATATGATACTAATTATAAACCAGAACAATGTTATTCTTTTTTATCTTTAATTGAATCACCAAGCAGTGATCCTGCTGGTTTAGAGTATAAAGATACAAATGATTTTGATGCTTTAAGAGATTATCCTGAAAAAGTAAAGCTATATAACTTAAATACTTTTTATTATTGGAAAGGTGATCATTTTCATAGGATGAAAAAATTTGGTATGAATGACGGAGAAAGTAGAATTACTTTACAAGGTCATTATGTACTTAAAGATAATAGAGCATATATTTACTGGTAAGATTATGAAACGTTTTTCTTTTGCTGAAATACAAAATTTCTTTTCAGAGGGCGAGCGAAACCAAATAGCAAGAAAGGTTTTAGAATTAAAATCACATTGGAAAAAATTACACGACTATAATGTATATAAAAATAGTCTTGATATGAAATCTGATTATTCTAAAAACCAATATTTACTTGGTGATAGTATATATCCACTTACTCCCAAAGATACAAGTGAGATAAACAAAGAAGTTCAAGGAATACTTTTAAAAGAATTTAAAGATCTAATATATAAAAAACTAATTGAAAATGTTGGTAAGTGGTTTGAAGTATTTAATTATAAAGAAACTGAATTTTATCCAAATTTACCAATTCCTGGATTTCATATATTTGACGGAAAACAAACTGCTCAACCATTCGGATGGCATACTGATACGACACTTTGTTTATGGGAAGATAATATAGATCCTAAAAGACTGTTTTCTTTTTTATCTCCTATTATAATGCCAGAAAGAGGAGCACACTTAGAGTGGTTAATGCCATCAGGAAAAGAAACTATGATACCATATGAATATGGAACACTTCATATATGGAATGGTTTAGAACAGCATAGAATAGGTCGCCACGCATTAGCTAATTTTGAAAAACGAATTACATTACAAGGACATATTTACATTAATCCAAACGGAAAAGTACAATTATTTTTTTAACTTAACACACAGAGGAACATGAACGTGCCAAAAGCGACAGAGACTTTATCTTTAACAAAAGAAAGAAATTATTTTAAACCATTTAATTATCCATGGGCATATGATGCATGGCTTAAACACGAGCAATCACATTGGTTGCATACAGAAGTACCAATGTTAGAAGACGTGAAAGATTGGAAAAGTAAATTAACACCATCTCAAAAGAGTTTTCTTACAAATATTTTTAGATTTTTTACACAAGGGGATATTGATGTAGCAGGTGGTTATGTGATGAACTATCTTCCATATTTTCCACAACCAGAAGTAAGAATGATGATGTGTGGATTCGCAGCACGTGAAGCTTTACATATAGCAGCATATTCTCATTTAATTGAAACATTAGGTTTGCCAGAAGCAACTTATAATGAGTTTAATAATTACAAAGAAATGGCAGCAAAACATAATTACTTTGTTGACTTAGCATCTAAATCTACAAGCAAAGCAAGTATTGCTACAAGTATAGCAGCATTCTCAGCATTTACAGAGGGTATGCAATTGTTTTCATCTTTTATTATGTTGTTAAATTTTCCAAGACATGGTTTGATGAAAGGTATGGGACAAATTGTCACTTGGTCGATAGTAGATGAAACACAACATTGTGAGAGTATGATAAGATTATTCCGTACATATATAGAAGAGAATAATGAAATATGGAATGATTCTCTTAAAAAGAAAATATATGATATCGCTGAAAAGATGGTAGAGTTAGAAGATAACTTTATTGATCTTGCTTTCTCAATGGGCGATATGCAAAATTTAAAAAAAGAAGAGGTGAAAGAATATATTCGTTATATTTGTGATCGTAGACTCATATCAATGGGATTACGAGGTATTAATAAAAGAAAAACAAACCCACTTCCTTGGGTAGAGGACATGATAAATGCTCCAATACATGGAAACTTTTTTGAAAATCGTATTACTGATTATGCAAAAGGATCTCTAAAAGGTAATTGGGGTGATGTTTGGGGTGCTAAAAAATAATGAAAACGCAAACAGTTAAATTTCATTGTATGTCTTGTGAAACAGAGGGTAAAATTTCATTTACTACTCAAGATGATACATTGTCTAAAGCAGATGTTGCTTATTGTCCAATGTGCGCACATGATATAGCTGAAAATAATAACGATAATGAGTTTGAAGATCAAGATCAAGAACAAGATGAATAAATATAAGTATGACACAATGGTTATACGAAAACAAAGAGTTCATTAATCCTTCAAAATATTTCGGATTTATATATTCTATTACAAATCTTTTAAATAATAAAGTTTATATAGGAAGAAAATACTTTACTTCTGCTAAAACTAAACAGCCACTTAAAGGAAGAGTTAATAAAAGACGTTCAAGAATAGAAAGTGATTGGAAAGAATATTGGGGATCTTCATCTACCTTTTTAAAAGAAATAGAAGAAATAGGAAAACAAAATTTTAAAAGAGAAATACTTCGACTTTGTAAAACAAGAGGAGAAGTTAATTATTGGGAAGTAAAGTATATGTTTGAATTTGATGTATTAAACGCAAAACTTCCTAATGGTGAAAACAAATATTATAATGAAAATATTATGATGAAATTTACAAGAAATAATATAGGAAAATGATTCCTTTAAAAACTTTTAGATTTCTAGTAGTAATTAACAATAAAACTCCAGGAATTATAGTCGAACAACGTGCCATGAACGTGACTGATGCTACAAGAGCAGTACAAGCACAATATGGTAAAGATAGCAAAGTTGTATTTTATGGTTTTGGAAACGAAGGAAAGTAATAAATGAAAACCTTATTATTAATTAACGCATTATTTCTATCTACTATCGCAGCATTTTATGCGATTACTGGGTTAATAGCAATATTTGCAACAGCTGTAATACCAATAGCAATTATGGGTACAGCTTTAGAAACAGCAAAATTAGTAATTGCATCTTGGTTATACAGAAGATGGAATGATATAACAAAAGTAATGAGATATTATTTTAGTGTATCATTAGTTGTACTTATGTTCTTAACGAGTATGGGTATTTTTGGCTTTTTAAGTAAAGCACATTTAGATCAAGCAGTACCATCAGGTGAAGTATCTTCTAAAGTTTATATATTAGATGATAAAATTAAATATCAAAGAGATATAGTTTCAAGAAACCAAAAAACTATTAAACAATTAGATGATTTAGTTGAACAAAGTATCGGTCGTACTAATGATGAAAAAGGTATTAATGCTGCGACTGAATTAAGACGCAAACAAGAGGGACAAAGAAATAAATTAGTTGCTGAAATAGAAAAAGCACAAAATACAATTAATAATTTAAATAATGAAAGAGCACCAATTGCTGGACAATTAAGAAAGATCGAAGCAGAAGTTGGTCCGATTAAATATATTGCTGCTTTAATATATGGTGATAAGATAGATGAAAATCTACTTGAGAAAGCTGTAAGATTTGTAATTATTATTATTGTATTGGTATTTGACCCATTAGCAGTTATGATGTTAATTGCTTGGAACAGAGAAATAGCATTTACAAGCGGAGTAAAACCACAAGATCCAACTCCAACAACACCATTAACAATATTACCAACTATTAAACCATTAACAGAAGTAAAAGAAATAGTTAAAGATATAAAAACTGAGATAAAATCTAAATTAAAAGAAACTTTAAATAAAGTAAAAGAAAAAATAACTGATGGTAATTCATATTTGGAACGTAAGCGAAAAGAAAGAGCAAACGATTTATCAAATATAAATACAAATAAGACACCTACTGCGTTTTATGAAATTGATAACGTAGATGTGTATGAAAGAAAATCAGATATAAAAGAAACAATAACAAGACCATTAGATGGAAGACCAGAAGAACCTAAAAATTCTGTGATTCCTAAGAAAGAATAATTATGAATAATGACGAAATTAAATCTTTATGGCGACCAGCGATTGCTTGGCTGTATATTGCTATTTGTTTTGTTGACTTTATGGTATTCCCTATTTTATGGAATGTGGCACAAATATCATTTTTAAAAACAATAGTGATTACTGCATGGACACCATTAACACTACAAGGTGGTGGATTATTTCATATTTCAATGGGAGCAATATTAGGTGTGACTGCTTATGGGCGAACACAAGAAAAACTTAATGGTTCATCAATTACAACAACAGTAATGCAACCACCAGCAGCAAAACCACCTGTACCAAATTTTCCAGTTCGTGATTAATATGACTGAAAAAAACTAAACAAACAACTTAAAGATAAATTATGGCAAAACGTGCAGCAAATTATGGATCAAATACTAAGAGAGAATCACAACCAAAACGTACAAGTATTGGAAATGGATTTCATAGTAGTTCTATGATGAATAAGCATAAGCGAAGATCGTTTAAAGCTTATCGTGGTCAAGGTAGACCCTAATAATAAAGGAGTACAGAATGAAAAAGTTAATTGATAGAATAAAAAAACTATTTAAAAGATGCGTTTGTAAAAAATAAATTATTTTTATATTATGAATAATGTTATGAAATATGTGATTACAGGACACAAATCTGGTATAGGTAAATCTATATTTGATTATTACGCAAAACAATCTGATACATATTGTATAGGTTATGACAAATCGCATCATTTAGATTTAAATGATCCAAAAGTGCATTCAGACTTTATAGGAAATTGTAAAGATGCTTCAGTAATAGTATTGAACGCACACACTGGACAACAACATACATCTTTAGAGAATCTTTACAATCTCTATAAACAACAATCAAAACATATAATCGTAATGGGTTCAATGGTAAGTAAATTATGGAAGACTCCACAAGAAGTTCCTCAAGGATTTGAAAACTATTGGTCACAAAAGAAATTACTTGATAAATCAATAGAAGAATTATATAATCCAAACATCCCTTTTAAAATTAGTATTATTCGTCCAGCTTGGGTTGATACTCAACTCGCAAAAGAATATTCAGGAAAAAAATTAACAATAGAATCGGTTTTAAATTCAGTAAGATTTATAATTGAGAATAAAGACGCACACATAACAAATATGGAATTACAATGTACGAATTAAGAAATAGTGCTGATGGTGAATTACCTAAAATTGTCACAAAAACATATGGTCATTGGGTTGAAATGTCTGATGGTAAGAAATACTTAGATATACAATCTGGTAATAGTGCTTTCACACTTGGTTATGGAAATAAAGAAGTAATACAAGCAATGGCTGATAAGATAAACTCAGTTGCATTCATAAGAGGTAATACTGGTGAGTCTGATGTAGATACTCAAGAGATGGTTCATTTTGTTTTATCTGAATCAAGAATGTCAGTTATGTCTTGGGCTATTGCTGGAACTTCAGCAGTAGAGTGTGCTATTATGATGAGTGATACATATTGGAAAACTGTAAATCCTAAAAAGAATTTAATTGTATCTTGTACTCCAGGATATCATGGCACAAGTTATCTAACAAGAGCAATGGCAAGTCCATATACAGTTGATTTTCCATCAGATAGATTAAGATGCATCCGAGCACCTAAATGGAAAACAATAGAAGAACGTGAATTAGAAGAAGAAAGAGCATTAGCAGAATTACAAAAAAGATTTAGTAAATTTGGTGACTCAAGCAATGTTGGTGCTTTTATAGTAGAAACTTGTCCTTGGATGGATGGAATACTTCCTTATAGTAAAAGATGGTGGGAGGGTGTTAGACATCTTTGTACAGAATATAATGTAAATCTTATTACAGATGATGTAGCAGTTTGTTGGGGTAAATCACTATCATATTTTGGATATTCAACAGCAGGGTATAATATTCAACCAGATATTATTGCTTGTGGTAAATCATTATCAGCAGGATATGCACCAATTGGATTTGCAGCAGGTAATGCTCGTATTGGTGAAGTTCTTTCAACGCAAGAATGGGGATGGGGGCATACTTGGCAACCTTATATGGCTGGTATAGGTGCAATGAAAAAAGTAAAACAAATTATTCAAGATAATGGTTTATTTCATAGAGCGAAACAAACAGTCATACGTTTAGATGAAATTGCGAAAGATTTATTTAATCAAGGATATTTAAAAAGTTATAGACAACAAGGATTGTTTTTAGAATTAGATTGTAAGAATCCAACTATTGGAGTAATGGGAAAGCTTGTACGTGCTGGTATGCTTTCAACTACTCAACAAAATGATTCAGTAAGAATTATAGCAAATTTAATAGCAGATGATGAGTATTTTAACGAATTAAAGACTAGATTAAATGACTTTTTTACTAAAATATAACCATTTACATACAAGTATTTTTAATATATAATATACTTATGATTATAGTATCAAATCATATTAATATGTCGCATACTGATCCATTTAAAATTGATATGATTGAAAACGATTTAGAAGCTAATAAAATGTCAAAGAACATAGTTCCTTTGTTCGGAAGCATATTTGATATTGAGAAAAAAGGTGCCAAATATTCTCTTGTGAATAAAAACTGGAACAATCGTATTCATGGCAAAGTAATTAATTATGATCGAACATCTCCTAATTCTATCTTTTTTGAAATTCAAACAAAATACGTTCCACCAATTTCTTTTTTTGATTATCTAGTTGAATCAAAAAGATATTCAATTGAAGCAACTTATGGTACTGAAAAAACAAACTATGAAGACTTTAATGAGTTTGGTTTTGTTGGTGCTTATGATAATGGCGATGATGAGTGTTGGGAAACTACACCACATAATTTAAAAGATGATTTAATACCACCACATTTATTAGTTTTATATAATATAGTATGAGAAAATCTGTAATAGTTAAATCTGCAATCGGTAGAATATATCATGTCGAAGAAAATGATACTTTTTATGGCTCAAGATTAAAGAGCAGTGGATATCAAATAAACAATTTAAGATATTTTAGAACATTGACACCAAACGCAAGAACAATTATTGATGTTGGTGGGCATTTAGGAACTAACACAATTGAATATGCTACTTGGGCTAAAGATATAAAGACTTTTGAACCTACATCATATTTAAGAAAATGGTTATTAGAAAATATCGAATTGAATAAAAATAATAAAACTAATGGTAAAGGCTGGTTTAAATTATCTAAATCAACTTATGCTCCTATTTTAATGACAGGTAATATAGAAGTATTTCCTTATGCATTAAGCGATACAGAGGGAGAAGAAACATTAAATACAGTCACTCGTGCTTCTGGTCACAATCATATAGAATTAAACTTTAATGGAAAGAAATTAACAAAAAAAGGTTGGGTTAAAAAACCTGAAAGTAAATCTACAAGAACCATTCAAGAAAAAATACAAACAAAAACATTAGATAGTTTTAATTTTAAAGATGTAGATGGAATTAAAATAGACGTAGAAGGATTAGAATTTCAAGTTATTAAAGGTGCTGTTAATACAATTAAAAAGTATCGTCCAGTGATTCAAACTGAAATTCAAATAGGAATGTGTAGACGTGCTGGATATGAAGCTAATGAATTATGCTCATATTTAACAGATATGGATTATGTACAAACACTTTCTGATGGGACAATTATAAACCCATCAAATGTTTTTAGTGAAGTCAAAGCTAAAATAGATAGATTTTGGATACCAAAAGAAAAATTAAAAAAATGATATTAATTGATTATTCACAAGTAGCAATCGCAAATATACTTTCTTTTAAACAAGATGTTCAAAAAGGAAGACCAATGGAAGAAGTATCTAACATCATTCGTCATGCGATACTCTCTACTATTAAATATTATAAGAAGAAATTTTCAGCAGATTATGGTGATTTAGTTATATGTGCTGATGGTAAAGACGTTTGGAGAAAAGTAGAATTTCCTTTATATAAAGCACATCGTAAGAAAGATAGAGAAGCAGATCCAGTTGATTGGAAACTTATTTTTGAAACTATGTCTGATGTAAGACAAGATTTAGTTAAATATTTTCCTTATAAAGTATTACATATCAATCATGCTGAAGCAGACGATGTAATTGCTACACTAGTGAAAGAAAGACCTTTAGAAAAACATATGATTGTTTCTTCTGATAAAGATTTTAAACAATTACAAAAATTTGGAAACGTTGAACAATATTCGCCATTACTTAAAAAACAAGTTAATAAATCATCAGTAAGAGAAGCTGAGCAATATATAATAGAACATATAGTAAGAGGTGACTCTGGAGATGGTGTTCCAAATGTACTTTCACCTGATGATATCTTTAACAAAGATGAAAGACAAAAACCAATTACTAAAAAAATATTAAATAATTTCTTAGAAAAAGGTTTCAATGCTTGTGAAAACGATGAGCAGAAGAAAAACTATTTAAGAAACCAAAAACTAGTATGTCTTGACTCTATACCTAAAAATATAGTAGATGATATACTAAATGCTTACAATAACATAAAACCAACAGGAGATAAAATGACAGTATACAACTATTTAATTGAAAAACGTTGTAGTCTATTACTCCAAGAAATAGAGGAGTTTTAAAACATGGGAAGACGTGTTTATGAAATATTAGAAGAACTAAATAATGATATAACTGCCATTGTTAAATACAAGAATAATGCTCAGTTAAAATTAGTTTTACAAAACAACTTTGATAGCAATTTAAAATGGGATTTGCCAGAAACAAGTCCACCATTTAAGTCTGCAATTGAGCCACAAGATATGGCTCCATCAAATCTTACTTTAGAAGTAAGAAAGTTTTATATCTTTAGAAGAAAAGATTTAAAACCTGCTCAAAGAGAATCATTGTTTATTCAAATGTTAGAAAGACTAGACGCAAAAGAACAAAAGATTCTTCTTGCGTTAAAAAATCAAGAATTAACATCTTTATATCCAAATATTACGAAAGAATCTGTTTCAACATACATCAATGCTTAAAATAGGCAATATAATAGAAAAAATATCTAATCGTTCATTCCCAGCTGAAATAAGAATTTGGGATGATGAAAAATTAGTCACAGTGCATCGTTCAACTGAAACTGCACAATTGGTCACAACAGAATTTACTTCTTTTAATAATGGTACTTGGGAAAATGAAGAATTTAAAATATCATATCCTAAAGTAGATAGAACTAAAAAAATAGAGACATTAGTTAGACTTAAAAAGAAGTAGAAATTATATTATGTCAAGTGAAAAAAACATCGTAGGAATACGTCATAAGTTCGCTACACTGCGAAATCAAACTATCCATATAGATATCAATGGCTTTCAATTAAAAACTACAATTGACAAAGTTGATGAACTTTTCGAATATAATGTAATACGTTATTGTGTTAATTCTGTATTGTATCAACTTGATAGAGCAAGACAAGATGCGATTGATTATAATATGACAGAGCAAATGGGGTTTCCTTGTAAATTTAATAACACAGCAAACATACCAGCAGAAATGTCTGGTCACAGTGAACCACAAAAAGTTTCGATTGTTATATTAGTTGATGAAGAAGTGCAAGGTACATTACCAGATTATTGCGTAAAAGGAATGACTGGAACATCATGGGATATACATTCAAACCCAGAAGCACCAGAATTCTTAGATTATATCAATTATGTGACTGGAACTATTGATAAACCAGAAGCCGAAATAATATCAATACACTAAGTCATTGAAATATAATGCTTTTTTATTTTTTATAAGTATTTACTTAATTACTCAAATATAGTAAAATATACCTATAAACAAATAATGAAAAGGAGTATATTATGGGACAAGTGAAAAATTGGTTAATGCAAATGGAAGATGATACATTTATATTATCTAGAGAAGAGTTTGTTAAAAAACATGGTGAAAGACAAGCTAAGAGTATCTTTGATAAATTACAAGACCCAGAGTTTGATTTAACTGACGCACAACAAGCAATGGCTGAAGTTGCTTTAGATTTAGAAATAGCAGCAGAAGAGGGTAGATAATATGTTTCCTCTTAGAGAACCACTTCCTTATGCAACATTTGGTATAGCTGACTACAAATATTCACCACATAGAATTACTTTATTAAAAGTTGTTAATTCAGTTTGGCAAGATTATTTGAGTGGTAAAATATGTGATGTGTTTGATACAGAAGATGGTATTTTTGAAACAATGGCACAACCAAATACTGTAAGTGCTGAATTTACAAATAGAATTAAAGCATTCGAAGATGCTGATGATATCTTTAATGATATAAATTATTTAGAAATTAAAGATGATTTAGAAACATTTGTAGATGAAAACAATATAAGTCATAGTCACTAATATGCTTAATACATTTTTATTAATTGTTCTAATTTGGGGGATTTACTCTCATGTACAAGTGCAAAGACGTATAGAACTTCACTTAGAAGAAATAAAATATAATCTAAGAGAAAGAATGAGAAAATGAAAGAAGTCACTATCATTAGAAATAGAAAATCTAAAACTTTTATTTTTAACAAAAATACTTTCTTAAAATTCTTAGATGAAAAAGAATATTTTAGATCTGAAGAGTTAGCAAAACAAGTAGTAAAAGAAGTTTGGGCATTAGAAAAAGGTGAAAGTTTTAAAACGATGGGATATATGTTCACAACAGAAAATTATATAAATGATTAAAGAATTAGTAATACCAAAACAAACACATTATTGTGCTGATGCCTATGCATCATCAATTGATAAAACAACAATAAATTTTATCAAAGAGTATATGTTTTTAAAACTTAAATTTAAAGCAGAAGTGAAATATAATGAGCAAAAAGATATTACTTTTGTCGAAATAGATCAAATTGATGGCGATTATACAAATGTCATTATGTTAAAAGGTAATCCACAAGTAGATAATATTAAAGATTGGTTGATAAACAAATGGTAAATAATAACGTAATTTTAATAGAAGAATATAAAAAGAAACTAGACCAGCAAGAAAAACTTATTGCAGAGCAATCTTTTAAAATAAATGATTTAAAAGATGTGATTGATCGTATGCACGAAGATATGGAAAATTTAACAAGAACTATAAAAAAAATGACATACTTAGATCCTGTTGATAGTATGTCATTCAAAGATGACGAAAAGGACTAATATAATGAAAAGAAAAATTAAAAAAACATCTAAAAAATGGATATTGGATGGTTTCTATTTTGATGGTAAAGATCACTTTGATTTATATAAAGATCATAGTGGTAATGTAAAACGTGTTAAACAAAAGAAAAAATTAAAAGTTTGTTAATGCAAAAAGAACCAGTTAAATGGTATGATCGCTCGGCTGATTTTAGAAGACTTTCAGATGTTGAAATGGGTGAATGCTTACGCAAATTAAAAATTTCTAAATTACATGTTAATATTCAAGACGATATGTATATGTGTCTTGCTAATTTAAGAGATTTAGGTTCTATTTCATCATTTAATAATGAATTAAAAGAAAACTTCTTTGTTTATTGTAAAGAAGTTGGCATAGATATTGAAAACTATAAAAGATCAGATGAAAAAAGAGTTATGACTGCTTCTTTTGCTAGTATAATATGGGATAAAATAGTTAAATTAATAAATGCTAATGAAGCAGATTCTTCTAAAAGAGTTAAGGGTATAAAGAAACTAGTTCTCTTTCGTTTATTACAAAAAGAATTACCAGATCTTGATAAGAAACATATTCATAAGAATGTAAAGAATAATATTAAATTAGGTGCTTTAGAATATCATCAACAATCAAAATCAAGTAAGTTAATTCGTAAAGGACAATACTGGAACACATATGTTAAAGTCAATAAGTAATTTTAGTTGGGAAGAATTTTCAACACGTAATAATTTATATTTTCGTGTTGCTTATTATATTTTTGTACATGTATTAGCATTACTGGCATTTAAATATGCTACATTAACTACATTCTTTACATTTATATTATTCTGGTGGTTTGGTGCTTGGGCTGTATCAGGATATACTCATAGAACACTATCACATAAATCTATTATAGTTAAGAATAAATATTTAGAACATTTAAGTAATATATTTGCTATATACGCAGGGATTGGTACACCTTTAGGATGGGCAGCATTACATCGTATGCATCACACTCATCTTGATACTGAGTTAGATCCACATAGCCCACATAGAATAGGGTTTTGGAGATCTTATTTACATTTATGGGATTGGCGTAAAGAAGATGTGCCATTAAAATATACAGCAGGATTATTTCGTAATCGTATTGCTGTTTATTATCATAATCGTGCTTTACCTACTTTATTATTATTCTGGTTTGGTTTATTCTTTATATCAGAATTTTTAAAAGTGAATCTAGGAATATTAGGTGGCTTAGAAGTTTGTATTGGTGCAGCATTAGCTGTAGTTGCAGGATTACATGGTATGGGTGTGACAAATGCAGTAAGTCATAGTCACGAAATACCTAAACAAGTTGTGTCTCTTGATCCAATCGCAGGAGCATTCGTTAATTGGGGCGAAGGAAATCATGAATATCATCACGCAAAGCCAATGAATTATAGTTTTGGCGATGGTATATCAGATCCTATCGCAAGAACTGCCGAATTATTCGAAACATTAAAATTAGTTCAAATTAACAGAACGAGTGAATTAAATGGATAAAACATTATATAAAACTGGTATATTTTTTGCTACAATAACAATTATAGCATTTTTTTTAATTTCGTGTACAACTACTCCAACGGAAACTACTAAACCAATGGAAAAAGTTATAGATAAATTAAAAATTATAATCATACCAACACCATAATCTATTTTATTCACTCGTAGTTCAATTGGATAGAATACCAGTCTACGAAACTGGGGGTTGCAAGTTCGAGTCTTGCCGAGTGAGCCAAATGATAACTAAATATATTATATGAATTTTGTTGTAAATTTACCACATATACAATGCTGGATTAAAAAAGAGTTTCTCTATGACTTTAAAAAAGGTTTCGGAGAATATGTTCCATGCACTTGGGTGACTCTTAAATCTATTCCACGTAGAGCATTCTACATTGAGAGTTATTTACCAGAGTATGGAGCACTCTATGATAAACTTCCTATAAGTGCTTATGTGTGGAAAACTGATATTGATTTAGATAAACAACTTCCTTTAGATTTTTTACAACTATGGGATGGTTTTAGTTATCATATTACATTAATTGAAAAACAATACCTACAACATTCTCGTGTTGAGGTTATATTAAGAGATGGTTCACGTATGGGTGGCGAATATCTATTCACAATAGATAGTGCTCATGCTGATCCAAATATTCCAAACGTCACCGAGTCAGAAGTTCCTACAGAACACAAATCACACAATATTGGTAAATTAGATAATGGGCAATGGTTTGCTCAACCGAATAATCGTATGCTTTTCTTTGAATCAAGTGCAAATAAAGCTAAAGGTTTAAATGTGCCTGATTTTAAAGTAAGTTCAAAATATTACCATTGTGAACAGAATCCAAAATGGGTATTCGGAGATTCCGATGAATACTTTTATCCATCATATGAAGTCAACAAGAAACCTACGAAAAATGATAATTAATCATAAAGCATTAGATTCTAAACTTTGTCCTTTACCATTAACTGCAGAGGGTATGCAGTGGATGGAAAATGATAATACATATGAAAAACAAACTAAATTATGGGTGCCAATTAAATATCATAATCCTGATTTTTTAAAATGGACTATGAATATAGGATTAAGTATTACAGACATAGAATTATTTTGTAATCCAGCAAACCATTCAATGCCTGTGCATCTAGATGGAAATGAATTACATGATGAATTTAAATTAAATTATGCATTCAATCCAAGAGGAAATAGTTTAATGAATTGGTTTAAACCAAAACCTAACACAATTGGCAAACGTGAGGGTGTTAGATATAAAAATAAAGATGAGAGAAATATTGATACAGCAGATTTATATTGGTATCCTGAAGAAGTTGATTTAATTGAAAGTCATGATGTTGAAGTTTCAATTGTTCAAGTAGGACAACCACATAACGTGACAACTACTCAACATTCTAGAAAATGTTTGTCTTGTGTATTTGATAAGAGACTTGTAAATGGTTATACTACAAACGAAGATATTATATTAAAAGAAGATTTACACATAATTGCAAAAAGAAGAGATGAAGCTGTTGGTAAAAAAATACTTCAAGATATTGTTCCTATGTGGGAAGCAATAGATTTATTTAAAAAATATATTATATGAGTCAAGGAACAATTATAGAGACTGCAGCAAATACAGTTTATTGTGATGGCTACGATTCTAGTATAGATGACGATACTCATCCAAGAGTATTTTATACATTAAAAGAATATAAAGATGGTGAAACAAAAGCTGTTTGTTTTTACTGTGGTACAATTTTTAAAAAAATATGAAAAACATTTATTGCGCAAATTTAAAATTACCAATCAATGATGTAATGATAAATAAAGATTGGTTAAATCAAATGCCAAACAAAGGACATTTTCCTATACCAGAAAAAGAAGTTAATCCTAAATTGCTAGATTTTTTTGAAAGTAAAGGAATGTATTTAAAAAATGCTGATGTATTTTGTTCTCCTCCAGGATTTTATTTACAAATACATATTGATGGAACAGATTTAGGAACAAACTCATGTGCGATCAATTGGCAATATTGTGCTGAAAAAGGATCTTATATGCAATGGTGGAATCCAAAACCTGAATTTGCAAATAAAGATATTATAGAGCCAGAAAGCTTTAGCGAAAATAGTTATAAAATAGAAACAACACCATATGCTTATGCTTGGACTCCTGAAGAATGTGATTTAGTTCACACTTCTGAAATAGGGTTTCCGTCATTAGTTAATATAGGTGTGCCACACTCGATGAAAAACGAAACAAAAGTCAATCGTTATGCAATTAGTCTTACTTGGAGACGTTATAATGGTTCAACAGTAGAATGGGATTATGTATATGAGAAATTACAGTCATACGTTGTGGCGTGAATTAAATCTGCCAATATCACCGATTAAAAAGGATTATGTATTTCCTAAAGAATCAGATCAAGATATAGCAGCAAAATATACAGACCATTATCATGAAAGACATTTAATTAATCAAGATTTAATTGATTGGGCTAAGTCTATAGATCTTGGTGTACTTCGTATTGAAAGGTTTTCATCTAAGCCAGACTATCGAATGTATGTTCACACTGATAATGATGATTGGATAGATGATTTAGTTAAAATTATTTGGTGTTATTGTCCTACTGACGATCATACGATGAATTGGTATGATGTAAAAGATACAACTTACTATGATGTTGAAACAAATAACGATTCTGGTCCTACGATGCACTTTCCAGACTTTAATATTGATAAGTTAATTACGAGTACTACTATTAAGAGTAATCCTATATTGGCTAATACTGGGCGACCACACAATATTCAGAATGGAAAAAGTTATAGACATGTAGTTTGTGCTTGGTTTCACGACTTAAAATCGAATGAAAAAATTACAGTTGATGGAAATATTTACCCAAAACCTCTTCAATGGGACGTTGCAGTGTCAAGAATGAGCAACATTATTTTATAAATAGAATTAAGATTTAAATTATGAAACCAGTATATGTAGTTGGATATGGAATGATCGACAGTCTTGGGAATAACCCAAAAGATTGTTTTGATAAGATGTTAGATAATAAAGATTATTCTTCTGATATACCTGAATTGAAAGCAGAGAACGCAAAAGTTTTTCGTGGTGCTATATTCAATCCTAACGATTGCATTATACCAAAAGAATTTGACATTAAGATGCTTCGTTCAATGACGAATGCACAAAAGATGATGCTTCATGCAGTTGATGCAGCATTAAAAATGTCAAACCTACCCCATCATTATGATGTTGCAACTCTTCTTTCAACAGTTTCAAACGATACTGAATTTTTAGATGAGTTGTATTTACTTACAAAGAATCATAAAAGAGTAAATCCTAGAAAATCAGCAAATCGTATTCCAGACATGGGATGTTCGCATATTTCATCTCATTATAAATTTATGGGATTAAGTGCAGCAACATTCGCAAGTTGTTCTACTGGTCTTGTGACGATTGATTATGGAATGCGATTAGTTGATGAATATGAGTATGTAATTGTCGGAGGATCTGACGCAGGTTGCTTTCCGATGGCAATTAAATATTTTAATACATTAGGTGCTGTAGGAAATTACAGTATGCCTTTTGATAATGATCGTACAGGATTTTTAATGGGTGATGGTTGTGGTGTTTTAATATTACAATCAGAAGCAATGGTTAAAAAGTACGGAAGTAAGGTATTCGCTAAGTTATATCCTTGTGGTATGGCGAGCGATGCTTTAGATATGACAAGCCCAGCCAATGATGGTAGAGGTGCTCGTATAAGTATGTCTAAAGCAACAAAAGATATTGGAGAAATAGATTTTGTATGTGCGCATGCAACATCTACACCAGTTGGTGATCCAATAGAATACGAGACTGTAGTTAGTTTCTTGGGAGAAAAACCTATTTGGGCACCGAAGTCAAAAATAGGACATACCCTTGCAGCTGCTGGAGTGTTAGAGTGTATATATGCGATTCTTTCAATGCAAAGAGGAATCATACCACATATACAAAATTTAAAAAGTGCTTCTTGTGACACTAAAAATATTTTAGTTCGCGAGAATTTAAATACTAACAAAAAAGTTTTGCGAACATTAAATAACTCATTCGGATTTGGGGGAAAATGTATGTCGCAAGTAATAGAGGTAAATAAAGAATGACAACAATAATACTTTTATCAATCGGTGTTATAATCGGTTGGACTTATAAGCCAGCATTTGCTGATAATTTTATAAACAAATCTAAAGAAATTTTAAGTGGTGTTTTAACTTACTTAAAAGCTCTTGTCAAAAAAGGAGACAATAAGTAAAAATGGCACAAGTAGAAACAAACACAAAAACGGAATTGACAAATTCCAAGGAGATTCCCCAACGTCAAACATCTTGGGGTTATCATTTAATTATTGATGCAGCAGGTTGCACTAAAAACTTTCAAGACCCAGTAGTTTTGAAAACTTTTTTAAATGACCTTTTAGTTCGCATCGATATGAACGCATGGGGTGAGCCATGGATAACTCACTTTGCTGAAAAACCAGAGATCGCTGGATGGACAGTAATACAAGCATTGACTACAAGTTCATTAACAATACACTTTTTAGATAATAATGGTGATTGTTATTTTGATTTGTTCTCATGCAAAACTTTTGATATTGAAATGGTGAAAACTATGATAAAAGAATATTTTGATCCTGTTTCAATGAAGGATCAATATCTTGTTAGACAAGCATAATATAACACCAAAAGAAGCATTACAAGAGTGGTTGGCGAGACTTAAAATACCTCGCCAAGCACTTGATGGTCATTCTATATGTCCATTTAGTAAAGGAATCAGTGTACCTACACCTGAAGATTTAAACATCGATAACTCTTTTCGCCCTCCTGCATTATGGGAGATTAAAAAAATTAAAATTTATAACATAATCAATCCAAATATTACACCAGCTGAATTAGATGAATGGTGTGATTATTATATAAACAAATATGAAAATTATATGTTTATAGCAGACCATAAAGACAGAGATACACACATTAATGGAATTAAAACAAATAATGGCTATTTTAACTTTATGTTAGTTCAAAGTTTGCCTGAATTAAATGAAGCACGTAGAAATTTATTAAAAACAACCAACTATTATAGTTTCTGGGATCCTGAATATTTAAAAGATACTTGGAATAATAGTTTTGACAAAGAAGAATAATTATGAGTGTGTGGACAGATTATGATCCGTTGAAAGAAATTATTATAGGAAGTATTCCTACACCTGAATACTTTTCAAACTTCCTAAAACCAGACATCTTAGAGGTACTTACACCCATTATAAAAGAAACACATGAAGACTTAAACAAGTTTGCTAATATATGTACTTCTTTAGGAGTAAAAGTGTATAGACCAAAGGTGTTAGACTTTCGTGAACCACTTAGACTTCCAGGATTTAAAATTAAGAATCCAATATCACCTTTAGTACCAAGAGATAGTTATCTTGTTTATGGTAATACAATTTATTCTTCATATACTAGTATGGCTGATAGATGGCTAGAGTCATTATCATTCTACGATATCTTTATGGAAAAGTTTGTAGAAGGATATAATTGGTTATCAACACCAGTACCACAATTGAAAGACTTTAGACCTGACACTCAATGGTACACGCATGGTGGTGATCGTTATGGAGTAGAATTAAAAGATAAAATATTATGGCATTGTGCTACTATGTATAAATGTGGTGATAGCTTAATTATTAATTCTTCGGGTCCAGGAACTAAATTAGGATATGATTGGATGCAACGTAATATGCCTGATACTAAATTTATAAAGAATTCAAATAAGCCACATAAAGGATGGGGACATATAGATCAATTTTTCTTTCAAACAGATGATAATACAGTATTTTGTACTAATAAAAATTATGTTCCAGATGTGTTCCTAAATAATAGTAAGTTCAAAGTACATGAATTTGGTCACTTAATTAAAGATGTAGATATGAAACAATATGAACATCGTCTAGCACAAACAGATGGTAAATATAGTATTGAATGGATTGATGAGTGGATAGATGAATGGAGAGGTTTCGCACAAGAAGTAGCATTTGATAGTAATGTAGTTGTAGTTGATAGCAAAAATATAATTGTCACTAATGAACAACCAGCATTATCAAATTGGTTTAAAGAATTTGGTATAACACTACATCCTGTTAATTTAAGACATGGTGGTTTTTGGGATGG